AGAATAACGATAAACAAGATTCATATGGATCTGCACCTGTACATCAAAGAACTGATGTTCAAACAGATTTATCATTTTATAGGCAAAGATAATGCAAGTACCTTTTGGAGAATGGCTACCTGATCAACCTGAACATTTGAAAAAGGGAGCGAATGTAGCAACTAATGTATATCATGCAGCTAATACTTATAAGAGATTTCCATCTCTTGTAGAATACACTACTAATAACATTGGTAAGAATGCTAAAGGGGCAGGTTCTTTTAGGGATAATAGTAATAATATTTATAACTTTGTAGCAACTAAAACAGATATATATCAATTAGCATCTGGAGTATTTACATCTCGTAAATCTAGTTTAACAGGTGGTGAAGCAGATTTTTTTACATTTACACAGTTTGGTAATTATGTAATTGCAAGTAATGGAGTAGATCAACCTCAATATTATTTAATGGGAACATCTACTAATTTTGCAAATCTTAATGCAATTCAAACAGCAGGTACTACACCTTTGTTTAGAGTTTCAGGAGTTGTTCGAGATTTCTTAGTTGTAGGAAACATAACTAATGCAACAAACAGAATACAATGGTCAGGTATTAATGACATATCAGCTTGGTCAGGTAAACAATCTGACTTTCAAGATTTACCAGGATCAGGTGGAAAGATAGTACATATTACATCTGGAGAGATAGGATATGTATTTAGACAAAACCAAATAGTTCGTATGGACTATGTTGGTGGTTCAGTTGTATTTAGACTATCAGTTATATCACCTAATAGAGGTGCAATGTATGGACAAACTGTATGTCAAGATAATAGACAAGTATTCTTTTATTCTGATGATGGTTTTTACCAAATTAATGGTGATCAAGTTATGCCTATTGGAGTTGAAAAAGTAAACAGATTTTTTGATTTAGATTTAAACAAAGCATATACAGATAGAATTAAAGCAGCTACTGATCCATTTAATCAGTTAGCTATGTGGGCATATCCAAGTAAAACATCTAATGGTGATGTATGTGATAGAATTATTATATATAATTATGCTACACAAAAATGGTCATTAGCAGAAGCTCAAACAAGTGTAATATTTCCACAATTTGTTGGAGCTTTTACAGTAGAGTTAATGGATGTTATTTCTCAAAACCTTGAAGATATTAATGCTGCATTAGATACTGACTATTGGAATGGTGGACAAATGTTTCTAGGAGCTATTAATGAAGATTATAAGGCTGCAATTTTTAGTGGAAATTCTAATCAATGTGAAGTAGAAACAAGTGAAATGGAACCATTTCCAGGACACAGAGCAAACATAACAGGTGTTAGACCTATTGTTGATGCTGTATCTACAATCACAGTTAAAAGTAGAGAAAGAATAGCAGATGATGAAACTGAATCTAGTTCAGTATCACAAAATGCTAGTGGTATGAATCCAGTAAGAAAATCTGGAAGATATATTAGAGCTAATGTTAAAGTAGCAGCTGGTACAACATTTACCCATGCACAAGGAGTAGATATAGTTGCAGTAAGGGCAGGAACAAGATGAGTGATGAAAATAATATAGATAACGTAAGATATTCTATGGAATCACAAGAATATTTTCAAAGACAATTAGAACAAAGTGTGAACGAATTAATTAACAAAAATAATACAGAAAATGACAAAGCTTTTGCTTGGTTCATGAGTTAGGAGAAAAATGGCAGGAATAAAAGATTATAGTACAACAGCAGGTAATAATACTTCAGTAGGAGGTGTTAGTATTGCTGAAGGTATGTTACCTTCAAATATTAACAATGCTTTTCGTGCTGTTGCTGCTGATATTAGAGAATGGTATAACGATTCTCAATGGGTTGTTTATGGAGATGGTGATGGAGCACATACATTTGCTTATGCAAGTGGAACATCTTTTACAGTTAATGGAGCTAACGTAACAGCATTCTATCATGCTGGTAGAAGGGTAAAAGCTGTAGGATCATCTACAGGAACAATATATGGAACTATTGCTAGTTCATCTTTTTCTTCAAACACAACTGTAAACGTAACTTGGGATTCAGGATCTTTACAAAATGAATCTCTTGTTATTTCTGTTGGTGTATTATCTAAAACAAATAACTCAATACCTACAGGAATAATTACATCTACCAATTTATCTGGATTACTTGTAGATAATTCATCTCATGCTGCATCAACACCAGCAGATACAACTGTATTCACAACACTAGCTTCTGATTCAAGATATTTTAGACAAGATTCTACAGAAACTATAGCATCAGGAGATACTTGGTCAGCTGGAGATACTAGAGTAGCAACAACAGGTGCTATAGATGCAAGAATTATAGATTTAGTAGATGACGTTGGAGGATTTGTTCCAATAGCAAATCAATTAAGCTTTCCTAATGCTAACCCAGATGTTAATAATGGAGCTGGTACTATTGTTAGTATTACAGCATTATCTACAAATCTAACTTCTAACAGTTCTGGAGTAATTACTATAGCTAATGGAACAGTTGGAAATTCTACAGTTACTTTAAATAATTGTGGAAATGCAGTTACTTTTGCATCAGGCTTTGGATTATTAGTTGAAACTACAACTACACTTAATACTTATAATTTTGTAAGATTAGTTCCAAAAGCTACAGAAGTAACAACTGTTGCAGCAAATGCTACAGCAGTAACAAATGTATCTAATAATCTTTCTGCAATTAACACAGCAAATGCTAATGCTACAAATGTAAATACAGTAGCTACAAACATTGGAAATGTTAATAATGTAGGAAATGATATTGCAAATGTTAATACTGCAGCTAATAATTTAACAGGTATTAATGCTTTTAATGAAAGATACAGAGTCGCATCATCAGATCCCTCATCATCACTTGATGCTGGTGATCTTGTGTTTAATACTTCTTCAAATGAACTAAAATTTTATTCAGGTTCTGCTTGGAGTGCTATAGCAGCACAAGATATCAATGTTAAAGTAACAGGCAGTGATACAAGCTCAGGAGTTCTTAATGATAAAATATTAGTTGCTGGAGGATTAGCAAAATCTGTAACTAATTCAGGTTCTAATGAAAAACTAACTTTAACTGCACAAGCTGCTGAAGTTTATGGTTTTATTACAACTGATACTGATAGCGATGGTATTAAAGATAAGTTATCTGTTGTAACCACAAATGGTGGAGCAGATAATATAACTTCTACTACTTACGATTCTTTTACAGACGTAGTATATGGAGCTAGTGGAATGACTTGGAGTATTAATACATCTGGTCATTTAATAGTAACTATTTAATAATAACAAAAAAAACAAAAGGAAAAAGAAAAGGAAAAATAAAAGGAGAAAACGATGGCAACAATTGACTTAGGAAAAATTAAATGGACGTTTAAAGGCACATATGTAAATAGTGATGCCTACGTTGTTGATGATTTGGTAGTCTATACTGATAGTGGAATAACTTCTACTTATATATGTAAAGTTAATTCTACAGGAAATGCACCATCATCAAGTGGAACAGCTCATTCAAGTTGGGCATATGTAGCAAAAGGTTCTGGTGACGCTACTTTAACTACTAGAGGTGATATACTTTATTATGGATCATCTGGTAATGCAAGATTAGCAGCTGGAACAAATGGATATTTTTTAAAAACACAAGGTAGTGGAGCTGATCCTGTATGGGGTCAGATCACAGAATATGATGATACAAAAGTACAAAACAATATTGCATTACTTGGTTTTAAAATGCAAACAACAAATAGTTTAGCTAAATTTAGTTTAAACGATCAAATAGTAGATGAATTTGAAGATAGTACTGGTATTGATTCTGGTAATACTTCAAATGCAATTAATTCTGCTGGAAAACTTTTAAGTTTATCAGCACAAGGTAACTATTGGGGAACAGGTGCTGATGGTTCAGTTACTATATCTGGTAATACATCTTTAACAGTACCAAATACAAGTGGTTCTTATGATGGAGATATGGTTATTAAACATTACACAGATTTAACTATTAACTCTGGTCAAACTTTAACAACTGCTCAACCATGTAGAGGATTAATGATTTTCTGTACTGGTAACTGTACTATAAATGGTACTATTTCAATGAGAGAAAGAGGACCTTATGCTAATCCAACATCAGCTGGAGGTTCAGATAGTAAAATTGTAAACGCAAATGGTATACAAATAGGTTATATTAAAACTGGTGCTACTGAAAGTTTACCAAGTGTAGATTTATCTGGATGTGGAACTGCTGCTACTGGTATTCAAAGTAATTTTCCAGTAGGTGGAACTGGTGTTATCTTTAATGTAGCAAGACAAGGTGCTCCTGGAGGTGATTCTGTTGGTGGTTCTGGTACACAAGGAAATGATGCATCTGCTGTTTCTGGAAAAACAGGTGGTGGAGGATCAGGTGGTTCTCACGATAGTGGAAATTCTGGTGCTGGTTCATATGGAACTTGCTGGGGTGGAGGCTCTGGTGGTGGAGGTTCAAGAACTGGATCTGCAACAGCAGCTACTGCTTTCTCTGGTCCTGGTGGAAATGCTGGTTCTGCAACAGGATGTTCTGGAGGAGCTGGAAATCCTAATGGTAATAATAACTCTGGTGCTACAAATTCTGGTGAAACAGGAACTGGTGGTGCAGTATGGTTATTCGTTAAAGGTAATTTAACAATCGGTGGTTCTGGTGAAATCAATTGTACAGGATCAAAAGGAAATACTGCTACTGAAGGTGGTGGAGGAAACTCTGGATCTGGTGCAATTTTAATTGCATATGGTGGAACTTTATCTAATTCTGGTTCTGTAAATGTTTCAGCAAGAGGAAGAAACACAAGTACAAATAATGGTAAAGGTGGTCTTGGTGCTCCTGGACATAGTGAAATACAACAAGTTGTTGGTACTGATGAAGCAGCTGGTGATATGGTTCTTCAATCAACTGCTAGTACAGCAACAGCATCTCCAAGTACAGGAGATTTAATTGTACAATATGAAGATGAAGCTGGAACTGCAACACTTAATACTGATATTAAAGGTTATGTATCAAGAGACAATGGTTCTACTTGGATTCAAGGAACATTAGTAGCTGAAGGTAGTTATGGCTCTAATAAAATAGCTGCTTTTCATGATAAAGCATTTACTGGTTCTGCAGGTACTAATATGAAATACAAGATAACTACTCATAATCAACATCTTACAAATAAACGTACTAATATTGAGGCTGTATCGTTAGGTTGGGCGTAATATTTACTTTTATTTAAAAAAAAATATTGTATAAAAGTAGTATGTATACTTTTAATTCAAATAAATTTGTAAAAGCTCAACAAAACAAAGTTCATTATTTATCTCCTGGTACGCCAGGAGTTGCTGATAATGATCTTGCAAACATAGGTGTTGCAAGAGGTATTGTTACAGATGATCTTTTTGAGTATCTTACGCATGACTTTGATAATTTAACAGGTATGTCTAATAATGATTTAGCTGGTCATATATCGTATGAATACGAATTGGATTATAAAATTAATGATGATGTAAATAGTTTTTTTCAAAACATGATTAATTACTATCCAGTTTTACAACAAGAACTTGCTGAATATAAAGTTGTAAGTCATGAGTGTCCTATAGAAATGCATACTATGTGGACTAATTTTCAATCAAAAGGAGACTTTAATCCACTACATAGACATAGTGGTCTTTATTCTTTTATTATATTTGTTAATATTCCTTATGATTTAAAAATAGAGGAAAAAAGATATAAGAAACCTGCAAATGAAAATGCTACTTCAAAATTATCATTTGTTTATACTAGACCTAATGGTCAAATAGGTGTAAAACATATTCCTGTAGACAAAACTTATGAAAAAACTATATTCATGTTTCCTGCAAAACTATGGCATTGTGTATATCCTTTTTTTACAAGTGATGATTATAGAATTACAATTTCAGGAAATATGAGGTTTAAGGCAAGATGATAATACCAGAAACTATAGGTGAAAAAATAGAAATATTTGAAAATGTTTTAAGTCAAAATAATCTAAAACCTTTTGAACAATTAAGTGGTGAATATTTTCCTTGGCATTTATCTAAAATTATAGATGATAAAGATGGAGAAAGTGTTCCTGAACAAAATGAAAACTTACAATTTGTTCATACAGTTTATAAAGATCATGCACCATATAGTAATTATTTTAATATGTGTGTTCCTTTATTGGAAGCCATTGAAGCTAAATCTATATATAGAATAAAAATTAATTTAACATTTCCTACTAAAGAACCTAAAAAATTAGGAGAAATGCATAATGATTTATTATGGGTGAATGAAGGAATAGTAAATTGTAAAGTAGCAATTTTTTATCCTAATAAAACAAATGGTCAATTACATGTTAAAGAAGGAAAAGAAATACATGAAATTGAAAATAATTCTAATCAATTAATAAAACTACCAAATGATTATAAACATATGGGAGTTAGTAATACAGATAAACAATTAAGGTTTGCTGTTAATATAGTGTATTTTTAACATGGCTAGATATAGTACCAAATTAGATATAAAAATAATAAGTCCTGATAATTTTCCTGTTATGGTTATAGATGATTTTTATAACAAACAACAGTTAACAGAAATATGGCATGAAATTGATGGATACAATTTAGGTAATACAAGAATGCTTTGGAATAGTAATTCTGATGATCCTAATAGAGCAGTAGATAAAAGAGGAATGGCATTAGCTACAAATTCAAGAATATATTTAGATAATCTATATCATCCTGAACATAGATATATGTCTTTTATATTAATGAATTATTCTAAACTTATGACACCTCCTATAATAGATAGATATAAGGAAATACATCCATCTACTAGAAATATAGAAAATGTAAATAAAGATTACACTATGATTTCATATTATAGAAATAAAGATAAATATGAATTTCATAAAGATGAAGCTGCTCATACTGCTTTATGGTGGACTTATAAAGAACCTAAAGGTTTTACTGGTGGAGATTTAGTATTTAAAGATAATGGTGAAACTATAGAATGCAAAAATAATAGAATGATTATGTTTCCTTCTTATTATTTACATGCATCTAAAGCTGTAGAACTTAAAGATGAAAAAATTATAGGTTCAGGTAAGTATACTATTACTCATATGTTCAATAATAATATTTAAATACATGGCTAATAATTATAAAAATGCTAAAATAGATTTAACTAATACTAATCTTACTGCTGTAATAACAGCAGCAACTGGATCTACAATTATTGTAAAATCTATATTAGCATCAGAAGATGCAGGTAGTACACCTTCATTAACATTAACATTAGTTAATGGATCAGATATTTTTAATTTATATAAAGATAAAGCATTTAGTTCTAAACAAACACTAGAATTAATAAGTCAACCTTTAGTAATTAGCTCAGGAGAAATATTAAAAGCACAAGCATCAGCTGGTAATCAGTTGCATATAATTGTGTCTTATCTAGAAATAACGTGATTGAGCTTGTTAAAATACCAAAAGAACAAGTTGAACAAGCATGGGGTATGGTGTCTGCAAATATTGCAGATTCTTTAGCAAGATCCAATGGATATGCTCGTCAAGAACATATGAAAAAATGGATTATGGAAAACCAAATGCAATTATGGATCTTATGGGATAGTGAAGAAAAAAAGTATTATGGATGTGTAGTAACAGAAGTAATACAACGTCCATTACAACGATGTTTAAACATTAGAATAATGACAGGTTCACATCGTGAAAAATGGACACATTTAATTAAACAAATCGAAGAATTTGCATGGCATAACAACTGTGATTTATTAGAGTTGGTTGCTAGACCAGGATGGAAACGAGTATTAAAACCATTTGGCTACAAAGAAAGTCATGTATTATTAGAAAAAAAAAAGGAGAAATAACATATGTCATTCGGAGGAGGAAGCTCAGGTGGAGGCACTACTTCAACAACAACTGAAGTAAAACCTTACGCTCCAGCAGAACCAGCTTTAAATCAGATTTTATCTGAAGCTGGAACTATATACAACCAAGGACCAGCTGCTGCAGGATATGTAGCACCAAGCACACAAACTATGCAAGGATTAGCTGCACAAGAAACTATGGCTAATGCTGCTAACCAACAAATTCTAAATACTATTCAGGGTCAGTATACGAATCCTTTCTTATCTCCTTTGATTGCGAATGCTGCAACTGATGTATATTCTAATGTTGCTGGTCAGTTTAGTGGAGCTGGTAGAACACCAACTTCACCTTTAGCTCAATCTGCTGTAGTTAGCCAATTGGGTAAACAAGCATTACCATTAGCATTTCAGCAATTAGAAAGAGAAAGAAATAGACAACTTCAAACTGCTAGAGCTGTACCAAGTTTAACAGCTGTAGGAGGAGCATTAGAAGATATTCAAGCACAACAAAACATGGCACCACAAATGGCTTTAGATCAATATGCACAAAACGTATTACCTATTGCTTCAGGTTGGGGAACTAACGTAGGACAACAGCAAATGCCAGCTCAGAATCCTGTTACTATGGCAGCAGGAGGAGCAATGATGGGTGGCTCTATGGCTTCTATGTTAGGAATGAGTACTCCATGGGGAGCAGCTATCGGTGGTGGTATGGGATTATTAGGAGGATTATTATAATGAACTTAAAAGATCATATTCCACATTTTGTGGAAGAACATAAGAAAGCAATAGCAATTGCTGTAGTTATTTTAGTTATAGCAATAATTATATAAGGATATAAATGTCAGTACCAAAGCAAGGTGGCGTTTTAAATTATTTAGGTGAAACTCAAGAAGTTAATGCACCTAGGTTTTGGCAATCAAGTCCAACTTCACCACCAACAGAATTAGCATATATTACAGAAGCAGAAAAAGGTTTATTGCTTGATGCTGATTTACATGGATCATTACAAGGATCACCAAATAAAGGACCATCTAATTTATTAAGTTTTGATGGATGGGGTTCTGAAGATCCAGGTCAAAATGTAGCTGGAGGTGATATTAGTGCAGGTATGGACACAGATCCAGGTCATTCTGGATGGTCTGATGGCAGAGGATCAAGTACAGGAGGTGGTTCACAATTTCATGGATCACATACTCCAGCTTCGCCTCCAGGCGTAACTAAAAATCCTGAATTACCACCAGGCGTAGATCCTAACAAACAAGTAAAAGAAACAGGTTTTTGGGAATCAGTTGGAAACTTCATGAAAGAAGGTGGTCTTTGGGGTAAAGCTTTCCAACTTGGTGGAGAAGTATTAAGTAAACTTGGAGAATTTTCTAGTGGTTTACAAAAGAAAGCTATGACTTATTCTTTAAATAAAAAAATAGATGCTATTGGTAAAAAGAAAGATTTTCATCCTGGAGCTTATGGATACAAAATACAAGACATCCAAAAAGATATAGATGCTATTGAAAGAGGTGATTTTAAACAATCAGATTTTAACGCAAAATATGGAGCACCTACAATAGATACAAGTGAAGGTGGAGACAATAGAGATTTTATGAATTATATTGCTCCTGAAGCTCCACATATTGTAGGGGGAACTACCAAACAAGATTCAATGGCTGCTAAATGGTATGCTAGTTTAGGAAACAATAATAACAACAATGCTTTTGGTTTTAGTTTTCAAAAAGAATATGATGCAGCTAAACAAAAACAAGCAGGTATACTAGGAAGTCCTAGTTCTGTAGGAATGTTGGCTGTTAGTAACAGTCCATTTTACAACTTTTTAAAAGAAAGAAACTTAGATAAGGGAATATTATAATGAGTGGATTATTAGATATATGGAAAGAATGGAGAGATGGTTCGTATTCTCCTAAAGGATATACTTGGGGATCTCAAGAAACAGATGTAGATATTGCATCATCAACAGGAAACAATTCTATTTTTAAAAAAAGAACTGATTTATCTACTGCTGGTGGAACAAATGAAACTGTTGGTATGAAAAAAGGTAATATACTGCCTGTAAATCAAAAATCTATAAGAGTTGATAATAAAGGTAATATGTATCAAGGAGATACTTTTATAGGTAAAGGTAATCAATATTCTAAAAGAGTAGATAGTAAAGGAAATGTATTTAGTATTAATAAAGGAAATATGGGTGTTGGTAATGAGAAATCTTTATTTGTTCAAAAAGATGGATCTATATATAAAGGTGGAAAATTTCATAGTGAAGGTAATACAAAATCTATAAATACATCTGCTGCTAAAACAACACAAACATGGGTTGGTGATGGTCCATGGAAAATGAGATCAGGTGCAGATTCAAAATTTCATGAAAATGGTGGAGAACAAGAAAAATGGTGGAATACATTAGCAAATAAAATAGGTTTTGATTACGAAACAGCAAAACAAACTTGGAAAGATAAAGGTGGCTTTGAAGGTTTAATGGCTAATCCTGCATTTACTATGGGTCTAGCATTTTTACAAGCTGGAGCTGAAGGTAAAAACATAGGTCAAGGTGCATTAGACAATGTAGTTAAAGCTGGTGGTATATCACAACACTATAAAAAAATTATAGAAGATAGAAAACAAGCACCTATTGAAGTTACTGCAGCAGACGTAAGTGATGTTAAAGATTTATTAGCTACTTTAAAAGTAGAAGAACCTAATATGTTTGAAAAAGCATGGGGATTTATAACTAAAGGTGATACTGGTCAAGCAGCTTTTGATCAAGCATCAGAACAAATAGCTTCAGAAGTTCAAAAAAGAATTGAATCTATGCAAAGAAATCATAAAGGTAAAGAACCTTTTGTAATAGATATAGATCTAAAGAAAAAAGTTATTAAAGAAGTATTAGCATCTGGTAAAATTAAACATAAAAAAGGTTTAACTATGTGGACTTCAGGTACAATTAAATCAACATCTGAAAATCCTTTTAGAGCAGAAGGTGGTCCAGTAGAAGCTGGTAAACCTTATGTTGTAGGAGAAAAAGGACCAGAGATTATAATTCCATCATCAGATGGCAATGTACTATCTAATGATGATTCACAAATTTATGCTATGCTATTAGCATCTAATCCACAATTACAAAAAGTATCCAGAGCTAGAGCTGAGAAAATTCTTAGAGCTAGATTCCCTGAATACTTTGAATAGGACTTAAATGATCAAAAAAATAATACTTAAAAAAGGCACTCAAGCTATTATTAATAAAGCTAAACTTAGAAAGTTTGTTGCTAAAGGTGGAAAGATTAAAAAACTTCCTTCTCAATCTTCACCAATTAAATCTGGTAAATGGACAGATGTAGATGCAGATATGAAAGCAAGATCAAAATTTGATGAAATTTTTGATTCTAGTGAAGATAATATATATCAAGGTGTTAAAATTTTATCAGTTAGAAAAGCAGCTGCTGAAAGTTTAGCCTCTAAAACTGCAATAAAAAAATGGAATAAATCATTACCTAAACATATTAAAAGATCAAGATCTACTATAGCAAGTTTTGTTAAAAGTAATAAAGGAAAAGTTAGTAAAGTTGGAATTGAAAAAGCTAAAATTAAATCTTTTCAAAAAGTTTTAGATAGAAAAGATTTACAATTTGAAACAATTAGATCTAAAACATCACAATTATTTACAGGTAGATCTGGAAAAAATCCTTTACAACATAAATTAGTAGATACAAAATTTATAACAACTAAGAAATACAGAAAAGGTAAACCTGTAGGTGTTACAGAAAGAGATCTATTATGGGCACCAAGAGGTACACATGGTGAATCTTTTAGCAAACTTTCAGGTGCAGCACATCATGAAAGACAAAGAAGAAAAGATTGGTTTAATAAACCAGAAACAATAGAAGCTCTGGCTAAAGGCAAAACTACTAAATCTAAAGTATATGGTGCATGGTTAAAAGATGAAGCAAAACGTAGACAAGAATTTGCAAAATCATTTGATCCTGTAAAACAATATATTAGATCTAAAAAGAAAAAGTAAATGGCTAATGATTTTGGACTTAATGACCCTAGACTCAGAGATCCTATCAGACAAATACCAGATGGTTTAAAAGACCCAGTTCAAGATAAAGTACCTGGTTTTTTTCAATCTCTTAGGAATCCTGTAGATCTTATGCTGGAAGAATCTTTACCAGCGTCTCTTTATCAATGGGTAACAGGTAATACTAAAAAAAAACAAGCACAAGAAGCATTAGAATTTATACGTAATAATCCTCGTTTACAGGGTAGTAGAGTTTATAAAGAAGCTGAACGTAAATTACAAAGGTTTGGATACCTATTAGATGAAGGTCCATTAACTTTTGACTTTAAAGAATTTACTAATATGGCTAAAGCTAATCCAGGACTCTTTGGAGCTGAATTAGTTAATATGTTAATGGCAGATCCTTATCTGTTATTTATGCCTCTTGGTTGGCACAAACTAGGTAGAGGTATTGTTAACTCTATACGTTTTAAGTATGGCAAGAATTTTAAGATAATTAAAGATAAAGAATCTATTAGTAGATTAGGTGAATTAAAAAGACGAGCTAGACAAGATGTTAAAGTAGGAGCTATTGCTACACTTGGACTACCATTAGTATTTTCTACTACTTGGCAGTTAGGTGAAAAAGCAGAGATAGATCCTAAAAGAACAGCTGTTGAAACAACTATAGGAGCTACAGCAGGAGCTGTATTTTCTGTAGGCTTTGCTGGTATGCAAGCAATGTTAGCTAGAACTACAGGTATGCCTAAAGCTGTTATAGAACGAATAGGCAATCAAACATTAAACAAATACCAGAAGAACCCAGAAAGAGCTATAGATTTTACTGATGAAGGTTTTTATGTAATCAATGATGATCTATTAAAAACTATTCAAAGAGAAACTGATTATTTAAATACTCCAGGAAAATTTGACGAAGCAGCTCGTAATATTCATTTAGCAATGAAACAACCAGTAGAGAATGCCAGAGATATGGCAAAAAATACTCTACTTAAAATGGCAACATTTGGTGGTATAGGAGCTACTGCAGAATTTTTAACAGAACCTGATGAGAAATTATTAGCATCAGGAAAAGGATTTGTTGCTGGATCAGCACTTTATTTAGGTGCTAAAGGTTTAACAGCTTTATTTGGTAGACAAAATAAACAATGGGCAGCTGCAGAAGCTAAAGCAGAAGCAGCTATGGCTACTCCTGATTATATGACTATCAGGTACAATACAGCAGCTCAAAAAGTATCTAATCTTTGGAAAGACTATTTACCTGATAATTTTTCTAGAAGAAAAGTTGGTCATTATATAATGGGTACTAGAGTAGATGAAAATTTAAACTTTAATCCTAGAGCTAAACCTATTCAATGGAATGAATTAACTAAAGAAGAACAAATCTTTGCAAGAGAAGTTTCAAGAACATTTGATGAAATAGGAACTACATTTAAAGAAGCAGATCTTATCTTTGGTAAAAGATCAAACTATTTACCTTTATTATGGCAAGAATATCCAGGTAGAGATCTATTTAAGTTTGTTAGTGACTTTGATAAAAAAGTATATGGGGGTACTGGTAAGTTTCCATATGCAAGACGAGGTGTATTTCAAGATGTTAACCAAGGATTAAAAAAAGGTTTTAAATTAAAACCAGGAATGGATGATCCTGCAGAGTTAATTAGAATATATACTTTATCAGGTAGTAAAGCTCTTGCACAAAGAAATTTAATTAGACATTTAAGATCACAAACAATTGGTAAAACCAAATATAGAAAAGGTGTACCATTTATTATTACAGAACCTAATGATGCTATTGGATTAAGTCCAAAAGACTTATCTAATTATGTAAAAATGGAACCTGTTCATCCAGCGTTTAAAAGTAAAACGCCAGGCTTTGAACCTCAGATACATAGATCTATACATGGTGCATTAAAGATGGTGTTTGATGCTAGAACTGAAAATGAATTAGTACAGGCACTCAATACAACTAACTTTATGATGAAAAGACTAGCAGTAGGATTTTCATTATTTCATGCTGGTGCATTAGTAGAATCTTTATGGTTTTCTGGAGCCAGATGGAATACTATTAAAAA